AAGCAACTAAACTGCGTCGCCGCCGTGAAGAACGAGTCGCTGGGTTCAGTGGACAATCTGGCGCTCTCACAACAAATTCAGGAATTAAAGGACTTGGTACTGCTACTTAGTTGAATTGTGGTAGCTACACAGTGTATTTTTAGGATTGTTGATTGGCCCCGTGAGGGAGAGCTACCAACAAACCTCCATCAAAGTACCACCGCTTTGATGCGTACAGGACAGGTGAGCACAAATGGCAAACAGCAACTCCGTCGATATTGACGAATCAGAAGCTGATGTCCAAACCGAATCGAAACCGAATTGGCGTAGGGAACTCGAAGGTCGAGCAACTAGCGCTGAGGCAGAACTCGCTTCTTACAAGAGGCGTGACGCTTTCCGATCAGCAGGATTAGATCCTGATGATGCTAAGGTTAGCTATTTTGTTAAAGGATACGAAGGAGAACTTGATCCCCAAGCTATTGCAGCGGAAGCTACAGCAGCAGGGTTTCTTGGCAGTAATGCCTCTCCTAATGATTCTCGGCAGAACGCAGAGCTAGCGGCAGAGCAAAGGATTGCTTTGGCTGGCGAAGGCGGAGATCCGGTTAGCAACCCTGACCTAGACGCACAAATCAAAGCTACTAAATCCCCAGAGGAGTTAAGAACTTTGATGGAAGCAAACGGTTATTTGTGGGGCGCAACAACCTGATTTAGTCATTAAAGCGGAGTCCCTCTCTCTTTAAGGACTTCATAATGGCCGTAGGATTTACAGGCACTGGACAGGTAGATTCTTCTACCGGAGCGTTTGAGCAACTCGCTTACTTCGCATTACGATCCAACCCTCTTTACGAAATGATCGCAGATGTTCGATCTACAGCGCAAACCCACAATGGTGCGTCTGTAACATTCGACATTTATGACAACATGGCTACCGCTACAGCAGCGTTAGCGCAAGCAACAGACGTTGCAGCTATCCAGTTGACAGATACCACAGTGACCGTAGCGTTGGCTGAATATGGTAACGCTGTGACAACAACCGCTAAACTGCGCGGAACTTCTTTCTTGAACGTTGACGCAGACGCAGCGAACATTATCGGTTACAACATGGTCGATTCTATCGACACTATTGTAGCGGGTATTGCTTCAGGTGGAACAAACGAAATTCTGCCTGCTGGCCGTGCCGGTACCGTCAACATTATCGCTACTGACATAATTACCCCTAATCAGACTCGTACTGCGGCAGCGAAACTTCGTACAGCTTCAGCACCAGGTTTTGAGAACGGTAACTATGTTGGCATGATTCACCCTGATGTGGCTTTCGATCTTCGTAGCGCAGCAGCCGTGACTGATGTTATTGCTTACCAGATCCGTCAAGATGGCGCTGCTGTCCGTAACGGTTCTATTGGCACATGGGGTGGTGTGGAGTTCATTGAGAACCCTCGCGCTCACATCCAAGCCGGTGCTGGCGCTGCCGGTATCAACGTGTATGACACTGTTATAGCTGGCCGTCAGGCTCTCGCTAAAGCATTCTCACGGGCACCAGGTTTCGGTGAGCTACCTTCAGTAGTTTATGGACCTGTAACTGATAACCTGCGTCGTTTCATGACTGTCGGCTGGTACCAACTTGTTGGTTACGGAATCTTCCGTCAGGCATGTTTACAGCGTGTAGAATCTGCTTCTAGCCTCGCCTAGTAGCTACGGTTTGGGAGGGTTAGGGTTCCCCCTTTCCCCTGGCCCTCCCATTCCCCTTTATTCTTTGTTAGTATCTTGTTAAGCGGAGGTCAATATGCCTAAAGTCGGTAATAAACATTACAGTTATACCCCTAGTGGTAGGAAAGCTGCTGCGGCGCAAGCTAAGAAAACTGGGAAGAAAGTTACTAATACTAGAAAAAGAGGGAAACGATAATGGCCGGATCAGGGAATGTGACTATCCGACCTAAGCCGATCACAGGTACCGGAGGAGTTAACCGTGGCTAGTGGCCTTTATGCCTTGCCGTTTAAGAATAATTTGACGCAGGTTACGAATTTCCAAATAGATTTTGATGATACAACCGCAGGCCGTTTCAAGTGTATGCTTGTCACTTCGGCTTACACCCCTAACTTTGATACTGATTCAGTGTTTGCTAATGTGAGCAATGAGGTTTCAGGCACGGGTTACACTGCTGGCGGTGAAGCTCTTACTGGTGTGACGTTCGCTATTAGCGGCGGTACGATTACGTGGGATGCTGGGGATGTGACGTGGACTGGTTCTACGATCACTAATGCTGCTGCTGCGGTTATTTATAATACGAGCGAAGCTAACGATCCTTTGATTGCTTATGTTGATTTTGGTGGGAACTTTTCCACTACGTCGGGTACGTTCCAGATTGTTTGGAATGCGTCTGGCGTCTTTACTTTAGATACGACACCGTAGGAGTATCGGTATGGCTAGTAATTTTCCTGGAGCTTTAGATACAGCGACTCAGCAACCTTCACCTCTTGCTACTACAGAGTTGGATGCGGCAGGGTTTTTGCATGATGAGGTTCACACAAATCATTCAACTGCTTTGCTTGCTTTGCAAACGAAAATGGGGATTAGTGCTTCGACTCCGACGACGATAGGTCATGTGCTTACTGTTTCGGCGGCGGGTACTACTGCTTGGGCGGCGGTTGATTCAGACCCGATTCCTCTAATTTTAGCTTTGTCATAGGAGTATAGAATATGGCTAATACATTCAAAAACGCACGGGCTGCGGCTACTAATACTTTGGCAACTGTTTACACTGCTCCTTCTGGAGCAGCGACTGACATAGCTATTGTGTTGTTGGCGCAAGCTACTAACGTAGGGTCTGGCGCTCAGGCTGTAGATCTTTGCTGGTATGATGCGTCTGGTACAGTTAAGACTGATTTGGTTAAAGCTTTGTCGGTTCCTGAGAAAGCTGCTGTTGGTCTTATCGCTGGCAAGCTTGTGCTTGAGAGTGGGGATTATTTGCAAGTCAAGTCTACAGCTAGTTCCCTTATAGAACTGTCAGTTTCTGTATTAGAAATTACCTGATCTGTGACGGGTATAGAAGCGGGTAAGACGTGGAGTAGGGTTGGGCCAGAGGTGGCTCCTACTTCGTCGTCTGCGTCTGGGGTGTTTACTCTTTCAGAGTATTCAGAGAATCAGGGGGCTGGTACTTGGCCGAACCCTCCGACTGGAGTTTATGAAGCTATAGCACAAGTAGCAGTCACAAACGCTACCACTAATTTTGTTAGCTTTACGTCAATCCCTTCCGGCTATGACAGTTACGAAATCATTATGTCGTATGTAGATCCAGGCGACTCTGCCGGTGTGCAAAGAAATCTTGAGTTTGAAGCTAACGGCTACACAGGTAACACTTACAGTCGAGTCATTCATTATATAACTGGTACTCCAGCTAACTCTTCAGCTAGTAGCGTTACCGCTACTGTGTACACGTCAGCAGCGAATCAGCCTGCTTACCTTGCTAACGTTTACCCTCCTATCGGGCAAGCCGCCCGTTGGCGTATACCTAAACCAAGTTCTAGCCAACGACATTCATGGTTAACTGAATCAGGTAGTGGTGTTGTAGGTCGCCCTTTAGGCACTGGTTCTTATGTAAGCACTAATTCTTACCCAACAAGTGTCTGGGGTATACACAACGAAATAAACGCTTATTCATGGTCTAGCTTCGGTATCAGAAGCGAGTGGGGCCGCTATTACGGCAACGGTACTAAGTTTACTATGTTTGGGATCAAGGCGGCGTAATGTCAAAAGAAGGTTACCATTTCATTGCTACAGCAACTGGCAGCGGCAACCCCACGTCAATAACTTTTGCTGACATTCCATCTGGCTATAAAGCTTTGATTATGATGTCTGCTGTAAAAAATAATAGTAGTGGAGGCAGTCTTGCCCAAGCAACCGTACAGTTTGGGACTAGTTCGTCGATAGACACTGGGTCTAATTATTACTGGCATCGAGCGGGATCAACAAACGGAACAACTTATGGTGCGTACAGGAACAGTGGGCAACCTGCATGCTACCTAGTTGATTATGCGGGTTCTGCGTATAGCACTATGGCTTCTGCTCGTTCAATTATTTGGGGGTATGATGACACAAATCAGCAGACACAAATTTCGACTTGGGGCGGCTTCTCGTTTAACTCTTCTAGTATTAATTCAAATAAAATTTGGAGTGGTGGTTGGACAAACACAGGCGTCATGACCCA